ATCTTAAACCTCACTACATACAGTTTCAGTTTTTGTTAGCATATTTGTTTTTCCCCATTAATTCTTTGTATTTTTCTTTTAATATCTGCTCTTGTGTCTTTACTGGATTGCTCCCCAAAGAGCCGGAAGTGTTTTGTTTTATTTTTATCTTTACTTTGCTAGTATCCATAAAAATCGGATAAACTAAGCCATCTGGGCCAAAGCGGTTCTTTGCTACAAAGAACCTGCCAGAATTAGCATTTTTGTCTTCCAAGTTCTTGAAAGAGTAAAAATAAAATCTGCTACAAAACACTTGTTAAACGCTTCTGAAATGCTCTCCATAGTTACGATTTCAGCGTTATACCCCGAACGATTTGTTTGAGAAGCTGTCCAGACCGGACATTCGAACTCTTGAGCAATTGCTCTCAAGTCCTCATAAATAGATTCCAAATCGTGTCTTTTCTCTGAATTGAAACCTTTTTGGCTTAATTAAATCGGCATAATCTACAATAATACAGCCAACATCAATATCTCTACTTTTCATCTTTTCTAAATGCGACCTCAAAGCCAGTGTAGAGGCCGATTTTGTTGGGTATTCTTTAACTATTAACCTGCCTTTTAATTTTTGCACTTCTTCTAAAATTTGCTCTTTGAATACATAAAGATCTGACAGCGGTGTGCCTGTTATACAACTATCGTATCGATTAGCAATAATAGAGTCGCCCAGTTCGAAAGTATAGTGTACCACAGTTTTGCCAGCNTTTATTGCCTGTGCGCCTAAATGCACTAAAACATGGCTTTTNCCGGTACCTGTGGGACTAATAATAACGCCCAATTCGCCCTTTCCTAAGCCGCCGCCCATAATGTCGTCAAATTCCTTCCAATTGGTTGCAACCTGATCTCTTACTTTGATCTCAAATCGTTTTTCAAAGTCTTTTACATAATCATAGCCGAAATCGTTGCTTTGGCCCATTAAAAGTGCTTTATTGATGATCGTTGAAATTTCGTCGAACGAAGATCTGTTTAGCAGATCAACTGACTTTATAATTGCCTCTTTCAGCTTCTGTTTTCGACAGAAATCAAGAGAAGTGTCTTTAATGAAATCTTTGCCATCCACAACTCTAGTTGAGTGGATTCTAACAAGGAAATCTCTGACTTGTTTTTCGATTACTTCGTTTTCCCCCTCCATACTGCGAACAAGCGTAGCAAGTGTCGTTAATGAAGGGTGAACTTTATATTTTTCTTTATAGTCGTAGATCATCTTAGTAAAAACTTGGAGATACTTTACTTCAAAAAAACTTGCATCTAGCACTTCGCCAATTTGATCTGCGAAAACGCGATCTAGGGTGATGAGCTTTGCTAAATTTTCTTGGAAGCGTACTCCAAATTTAGAAAAATCAACTTTTGCTGTGGGGTCTAATGGTTTCAAAAAATGCCTCGGGTTGGATCTAGATCATACTAGATCCGGGCCTCTAAGTCAATGCTATTCTGTTTAGGGTTGCAAACAGATCGTGCCAGTTTAGCTCTGGGAATCCGTCGATAAGCATCATTTTTCGAATTTCAGTTTTACTGAAAGATTTCGGGTAGTTATTGATCACATGTTTAACTTTATCTCTATTTTGAGGCGACACCAGCGGACTGTACAGTTGCATAATTTTATAATTCTCTTTAATCAACTTCTCATTTTCGATGATCCGCTCGTGAACTTTAAGTGGTTTTTCTTCGTGTAAACAAGTGCTTACAAGATCGCTTGTTGTGTAATCCTTCTCTTCTGCAAGATATGGGAATCGTTTAGCAACTGTTGGAAGGCCGGCGCCCGGTACTCCGGGCAGGTTATCGCTCTTGTCGCCAGCTATAGCCCTAGCCAAAGCAAAGTTCGTTGGGTGAATTCCGTACTCTTCAACCAGCGTGTTTTTACTATAAATTTTCTTCTGAATCGGCCGCAAAAGAATTGTCTCGTCGTCAAGCAACTGAAAGAAGTCTTTGTCGCTTGAAACAATCACTTTTTGCCAGCCCTTGTATTCTTGGTTGGCCGCTGAAATTAGATCGTCTGCTTCAACGTTATCAAAGATAAACTGTGCTATCGGCATATGATTAATGTATTCAACCAAGCGGATCTGTTGATCAACGCGGTTTTCCATTTCCTCTTCTTGTGTAAGCATGCTGTTGTTTCTATTAAGGCGAATGGCCTTGCGGCCGCCTTTGTAGTTCTTATTCATTTGGCGTCTTCGCAGCGAGCCGCCTGCGCCGTCCCAGCAAATAACAACCTGATCCGGTTTAATTTCGCGGACAAGCTTTTGTAGGATTTTCAAAAAACCCTTGACGCCGCCGATTGGCTTGCCATTGCTGCTCATGCTCGGATCTACAACAAATGCTCTATAAAAGTTATTTGTTCCGTCCAGTATTAATACTCTTTTCATTTTTTTTACCCTTTTGGCAACATGGCCAAAGATTACAGCCGCAGTTATTACATTTTGCTGGCCTTTAAGTTTAATCATAGTTTGTGTTCTCCTACGGTATTTCCGTCTGTTGTATATACAACCTTTTTAACTCCTACAAATTTTAGTACTTCTTCGCACATTGGGCAAGGCTTGCTCATACGATATTCGCCGCGTCTATTAACTCTAACGACAAAAACTGTCGCACCTTCTGTTGTAGATCTCGCAAGACCTAATATTGCTCCAATTTCTGCATGAGTGGTCGCGATACCGCAAGTATAGTTGTTTCTGAATCTGTTTCCGAATTTTGTAAAATCTGGCTTATTAAAGGCCACGTTAATTACATTGCCGCCCTTAAGCAAAACAGCGCCGTGTTTGAGTCGGCCATAAGTGCTATTTGATGCTACTCGTCTGGCTAGTTCAAGTGTGCGTTGTGTCTTTTTGCTTGTATTTTTAATAAGCACACACTTAGTATAACAAAATTATACTTTCAATACAAGGAAAACTATCTTCCTTGGCCGCGATACTTCTTTTTATATAATTTTGATCTTTTGTTGTGTGGAAACTTCGTCCATTGGCCACTGCCTTGACTAGTCTTTTTGCTTGTAAAAGCTGAATTGTTTTTTCTCTTTTTTGTCGACATTATTCGTCATCCTCTTTGTCTGGCACTTCGCGAAAATTCACGATTGTTCTATATTCGCCCCACCAGCGGGGCAGCTTAATCCTAATACGCTTGGCGTGGCTCTTTGGGACCATTATTTCTATTGTTCTGCCACAAACATCTTTATCAAAGTCATATTTATATTTTTTGCTTAAAACAAACTCTTCTTGAAATTTTTTAATGATCTTATCTTTTTTCATGGATATTGTTCCGGCTCAGTATTGTCAACATCATAAAAATCTGCTGCTTTGCCTTCACGTTTATCAAATTTAAGAACAATCTCTTGTTCCATTAATTCTATAACTCTATTATAGAACTTTTTATCTTCAAGTTTTTCATTCCACTGTTTTGTCTGAAACTTAACTGTTTTCCCGTCTTTATAGTGTAGTGTAAACCAAGCACCAGCATTTGTTAAATACTCTGAAGATTTAACTGCTTCAAACCAGCTTTCTTTGTCCATAATGAAAATATCTTCACCACCCCAAATAATCTTAAAAGAGCACTCTCTTCCTTGTGTCCCAAAGCGGCTTTTTTCGATCTTTGCCCTGACTTCGGTTCCAATGCGGAAGCCTTTGTCATCATAGATGAAACTTGCCTTTCCTTTCCTCGCTGTAAGCCACACACGCAAGGAATAGGCGTAAGCTAAGGCCTTACCCCCCGGAGTGAAATACGGCGTTGTCATGGCCTCTGCGGGCCTTCTAGTGATGTTTGTTTTAAGCTGGTTCAGAATCAATAAAGTCGCCTTTTTGTTGGCGATCGGTTGGACTAGTTTCGCCATACCTTTTGAAAGGATACGAGGCTTCACCGCCATCGTTGATAGCGGGTTAAAGTCGCTGGCGATATCGCTGATTGAGGGCGTCATTGCCATACTGTCCCATATAAATAGCATTTTGCTGTCGTTATTTGCTAAAAGATTTTCGATTGTCTCTAAAACAAACTCAACTGACTGTGCTTGGACATATAAAAGGTTTTCTAGGTCACAACCAGCGTTTTCCAAAAAAGAGGGATCAATGGCGCTTTCTGAATCAAAGTAAATTACGTCAATGCCCAATTTTTGAGCATTTGCAGCAACTTGTGCCGCCATATAAGATTTGCCCGTTGCTTCTAAACCGGCGATCTCGCTGATCTTGCTAACGGGGATTCCGCCCCANTTGCCACGACGGATAATGCCGTCTAGCCATTTAGAACCAGTTGGGATAAACTCATTAACTTCAGTTGGATTTTCGTCTTTCAAAGAAAACGCAACATTTGCGCCTGCTGACTTGTTTACCAGTTTTTTCATATCGGCGATGCTTAATCGACCAGTTGTTTTATCTACTTTTGCCATAATGTCTCCAAGAAAAAAAAGGGGGGGCCGAAGCCCCCCCACAAGCCTAAAGCCTAGCTTGCCAACAATTCATTGAATGCCTTGTCTACTGTGTTCTCTGTGCTATACTTCTCCACCTCTACACTTCCTTCGCCGTCTGAAAGATATTCATCCAACATCTCTTGGACTTCCGAAGTCGTCTTGCGAGTAAAGATCGTACCATAGTCGATCTCGGTGTTGATGAACTCCTTTGCCAAGTCCTTGTCTTCGGTGAGAGCCGAAGAGCGGCGGCGCGGATCAAGATCCGTGCTGGGATACATAGCACCCGACTTCTTACCATATCGAAGGGTAAGATCGGTACCAGTTTCCGGATCGGTGATGTCACCATAATCCGGGTTCAAAACGAGACTAAGCAGCTTCTCGTAAACGGTCTTGCTGTAGCCCCACAAACGAACGCCCTGATCTTCTTCGCCGCGAACAATAACGGGCGAGAAGAAGCGTTGCTTTGCCATCAACTTCTTAGCCAATTCGCGAATCGTCGGAACCATCTTCCCAAAGCTTACGGACAAAGGTGTCCAAAGGACAGTCCTCGCCAAAATTGCGCTTTGGGCTTAAGAACCCGGGCTTGTCGCCAAGGTTGTAGTGGAACCAAAACTCCCGAAAGGGATCGCCACCAGCGTCTGGAACGATGCGGATCGTCTGATCGCCGTCTTGCGGCTTCCAGAACCACCGCTTACCGTTGCCTTTTGATTGCAGCGCAACCTGCTTCTGCTTCATCTTTTTCAAATCTAATGCCATTTTATTTTCTCCTTAAAAATTATAGGCTGGGTGGTTTCCCCAGCCCGCACTATAAGTATACCTCATTCTGAGCTATTGTCAACTATTTTTTCACCCTGAATGAAGTTTGTGTGAGCTTCAATATATGCAAAATTTTCCTCATACGTTGTCTCCGCTATATTATATGATATATCAGTAAATTCATATTGTCCAGCTTTTTTCATCTTTTCGCTAATTTTATTTAATAAATTGATTTCGCCTTTCAGCGTACTTTCATTAAATGCAAAATAAAAATTTTTCTCTCTTATGTTTTCAATGTCGAAGAAGTATTTTTCTTCTTCTTCCTCCATATCGTACAAACCAATTGTTGCGATTCTATTCATTTCTAGCGGATCAGAAACGCTTTTCACTACTGCTTCCGTATTCTTAAAATAATTTAACATATGAACAGAATTTGCGATAGTTGAATTAATTTTGTTGAAATATTCCATAATGGATAAATTATTTAAAATTTTTGACATCTCTAAGTTATTAAACAAAAATATTTTTTTTAAAAGGCCGGATCGCGCAAATTGCTGTAAAATATTAAAAGTAATTTTTTCACGGACTATTGCTTCTTTATTTAATAAATTTTTATCTGGCTGAATGTACAGCACTATAATTTCTAATTGTTTAATCTGCTCTAAAAAGGCCAA